TCAGTAGTTTCTTTGACATTAGAAACTTTACTATTAACACTAGAAATGGAAATGGGAATGGATCTTCTGATAAAAAGGGTGGGTCACCTGTTAAAGATACGGATTGATAAATACTATTACAATACAAGGAGAAGAAATATGATACTACCAGATGAACCTGAGCCTCCTGACGACTATTATAAAGTCAAAAAGGAGTGGTTCAGTAGAAGGGTTAAGATGTATGTTGTACGGAAAAGATCTGATAACGTTTTTGTTACTGCAATGCAGAGTAAGCCACTAGCATTAGATTGGATAGATAGACATAATCAACGAAGAAGGCGGAGATGATGCGAGTAGAGAAGGTGGATAAAGTTAGATGGATTTGGCCATGGCCAAAGAAAGTGAAACCTGTAGTACAGTCTAAAAAGACTGATAATAAGAAAACCGAAAAAGAGTTTAGACAATTTTTAATTAATGAGTTGAGGTAAATATATTATGGCAAGAATGCGTAGTCGAATTAAGGCGTTGAGTGGTTTGGGTTCTGGATTGACTGATGGTGTAGTGGAAAAGGTAATGGATTCTATTCTCGGTGATGATGGTATACTGGATGATGTAGTTGATAAGGTTATAGATCCAGTGATTGAAGCTATTCGCCAGAGTTCTTTGGTAGATGATATTATTGAGGAAGTTACAGAAGCGGTGATAGAAGAAATCGTGGAAGCTTTAACTGGCAGAGAAGTTGATATAGAACTTGGAGATGATGAAGATGATGAAGAGCGAATTCTTGATATGAATATCAAGACAGAAGATTTAGATGATGAGGAATTTGGAATAGAGTAATGCCTTATTACGATTATAAATGTAAAAGCTGTGGTGAGGTTTACTTGGATCGGCAATATTCTATTGCCGATCGTCTTAAGCCTACTGAACAGGCTTGTTCTAATTGTGACGAGCTCACTATCATCCTGATGGTAGGAGCTCCCGCAATTGGGGATGTGGTACGATTAGGTCTGAAGAAACCTGACCCAGCTTTTCAAAATCATTTGAAGAATATAACCAGAGGTATGCCGGGTGCTGAAAAGGATGTTCGGTATACTGAGAATATAACAGAGGTATAGTATGAGTAGTGAAAAATTGACTGAATTTGATGACATCATTAAGGTGGTCTTAAAGCACGAGGGTGGATACGTTGACGATCCAGATGATCGTGGCGGGGCTACTAATTGGGGTGTTACTCAAAAGGTCTATGAAGATTATGTCGGCTATTCTTGTAATAAAGAAGAAATTAAGAATATGAATCAGGAAGTGGCGGAGGAAATTTATTTTGAGAAATTCTGGAAGCCGTCTAAGGCGGAGAGACTTCCACCAGAAATTAGACAGACTTATTTTGATATGTGTGTGAATCATGGTCAGGGTGGAGCAGTAAAAATCTTACAACAAGCGTGTAATAATAAACGCAAGCCAGATAATCAGATTGATGTAGATGGTGGTATTGGCCCTAATACTATTCGAGCTGCAGCTAATCTCAAGGATTGGGAACTCCGAGTCGAGAGATCTGGTTTCTATTGGAATTTGGTTTATGATGGAGCTAAGTATACCAAACGTACTAGTCAGGTCAAATTTATTCGGGGATGGATACGTCGATGTTTCGATTTGTAGGCCCTCCTGTAGATATAAAGCCGCTCGAACGTAAAAACATAAATGGCAAACGTCATTATGTGGTTGGTGATGATTACTACCCGTCTGTTACTTCTGTGACGGGTAGCATTCCCGGCAAAGCAGAAGGTCTGGCTAAATGGAGAAAGAGAGTCGGTGAGGAAAAAGCTAATAAAATTTCATCTACGGCTTCACGTAGAGGAACCAAGATGCATGAGATTTGTGAAGCATATCTCAAGGGTGTAGATTACACAGTAAAGGCTTCACCCGATGCGTTAGAAATGTTTGGGTATATTAGGGGTATTCTGGATTCTAAGATTACTGATATTTTTGGATTGGAAGAAAGAATATATTCACATCATTTGAAGTTGGCGGGTACGGTAGACTGTATTGCTGAATGGGATGGCACTCTGTCAGTGATAGATTTTAAAACAAGTCTTAGACCTAAGAAAACAGAATGGGTCGAGGATTACTTTATGCAGGCCTGTGCATATTCTATTATGTGGGAAGAATTGACAGGCATGCCGGTTCCTAGATTGAATTTGGTGTTTTCAATAGTCAACTCAACACCAGAATTGGATTCTCAGATTTTTAGTGATAAGAGAGATAATTGGGTAGATCCATTATTAGATGCTATAGAATATTATAATAAGATAAAAGGTGATTGATATGAATCAAAATGAACTACATGATAAGATCTTATATCCAGTAACCAGAGTAAAAGCTGGTAAAGCTGGTGGCAGTGGTGTGTTGGTATATAGTGAACCAGATCCTAATGATGCTGGTAAGAATATTAATATTGTGCTGACCTGTCAGCACGTTATTGATGGTGCTATTTCAGTAAAGGATGAATGGGATTCACTACTCAAAAGGGAAATTAAAAAGGACATCATGGAAGAAGTTTCAGTAGAAATTTTTGATTATGATGGTTCTAAGATTGCTTCGGCTAATAGTTCACAAGCCGAGATAATCGCCTATGATAAAGGACACGATCTTGCCGCTGTTAAATTACATAATAGTCGTCCACAGGAGCATGTTGCATCAATTTATCCGAAAGACGATATTGATGGTCTGCGATTATTTGATGAGGTATGGACAAGTGGATGTAGCTTGTTACATGATCCATTTTCTAATAAGGGCGAGTTGACATATCTACGTGAAATGATTGACCAGAAATCTTATATCATGTATAATGCTCCTTCCATTTTTGGAAACTCAGGTGGTGGTGTATTTCATGGTAATGGAACATTGCTAGGTTTGTGTTCACGTATTACGAATATTCAGTTAGGGTTCGGGATTGATGTTATGACTTGGATGGGATTTGGTACGCACCCATCGAGGTTGTATGAGTTTTTCGAGCATCATGAATTACAATTTATCTATGATGGTTCGGATTATTACGATGCACAGGAACGTCGCAAGGTACGTCAACGAAAATCACTCCGTCATCTATTCATAGAAGAAAAGGATGCTGATAAGGTTGATGTAGCTGAGCAGTCTTAAAGGAGAAGCTTATGCCGGTATATTTAGATGATAAGGACGCAATTCAAGAAACTGTTAAAAAGTATCTACAGGGTGTGAACTGTAGTGTAGCCGAATTTATGGCTTATATCTATATGGATAAACAAGGTCTATACTTGATTGATGATTCTAGTAACGAATATGACGAATTGATCGAGAAAGTTAAGGCCGAACATCCAAGTCAATCTGATATTACTATTGTTGATGAAATAACAGAAGTTATGGAAAAACAAGAGCGAGAGTATATCAGGGGTTGGATGGATCAAGCTATGAAAATGGATAACCTAAGAAAATCTATAAGAGGTGAATTCGTTGAAGATCTTGAAAAAGAATGTCAAACGGGTGATCTTTCTATTAGTTGCTAGTGTTCTAGTTGGGTGTGTGCCGGTATACCGGCACCACCTAGAACCTATTGATAGTATTATAATACAGGAGCAGATAGAGTATGTCTATATACCAAGATACAGACCACGACCTATGTATCAATGGGCAGGTATATGGTATGATGAGCCGTATAGGTATATACCATATCAAGATAGATGGGGTCGAGTAGCTCCTAGAAAAATTCCCAAAAGACTCTATGATAAAATTGAAAGACAAGCACCAGTAAAACCTATAACACCACGTAGGCCTATAAATGGACGAACGAAGATTAGGCGAAGGGTAAAACGTCGATAATGATATGTCTGAAGAAATTCTCAAGAAACGAATTAAAGAAACCCACGACAGTGAATGGATTAGGTTTAGTGGTCTACATTCACTGTTGGCGATTGCTTTACCTATTTTGAGTGAGTTTGAAGGTGTTGGTGAGAGTGTGTTTATGGTCATGGGCGGAACTGCTGCAGTTACTGTGTTTTCGATATTAATGAAAATAGCCAGAGTTACTTGTGCTGTACAGACTATTTATGCAGAACAAGATGAGATGAATGAAAAAGAACACTCAGAGTATGTAGGTAAAGTTGTGGCAGAGAGACAACGTAGAAAAGAATCAAAATATGCTACTAGTCCACCTGAGGCTAAAGTAGAACCATTGTATATGAGTCCGACAGAATGGCAAGAAGAATTAATGAAAAAAATTAGAGAAAAACGAAATTAAACTAAACCTTTTTAGCTGGCATACGTCTAATATGGTGTATGTATTAAAAGGACAGATAGACTCCCAAGTGTTATTTAACCCAAGCGAGTCTATTGAGGAAAGCCGGCCTTCCGATTAGATATAATTGGTCGGCACGATGTAAATTGGAGATATAGTATGAGTGAAGAACGGTTAGAGGAAATTGAAGTGGATTTGGATGATGATCTTTTTGATAAGATTGTTAGACATTTAGGAACGGATGAGCCAGAAGTAATTTCGGAATGGGTTTCGGAAGTGGTCAAGACAGTGTTTACAGAATATTTGGACAAGGAGATGCAAGATGATTAATACTTATGGTGTAAAGCAAATGAATTCGGTGGACTACTATCGTGTCTTCTTAGAGATTCAAGCTGCTAAACAATCTGAACGTTTGAGTATGAAGACGGAATTAGCAACTCATGAACGTGAGAAGCACATGATCAATGTTCAGATCAAAGAAAATAATAACGTTATGGCTCCAAGAAAATGGGGTTCTAACTTAGATGTGAAAGCATGATGAAAGATGAAAGAGGTAAATTGTATGTTGAGTGGACTAACAGCAAAAACATTGGGTAGGTATCAAGAAGCAACTCGGATGATTGAGGAATCAATGTCAAGGTTGGCGTCAGGAACAGCTGATATTGGTTCAGCTGATAAAATTAAAGTGGGTAGGATCAACAACACTATTCACACCTTACAGACAGCAAACAAGGTAGTCAAACAGAATCAAGATTTGTTAGAAACTGCTTTAGCTGGAACCGATGCTATTACAGCTGTTGTCATTAAGATGAAAGAGGTAGCAGCTGAAGCACAGGATGACCAGTTGACAGCTAATCAACGACAAGCTCTGGTGGATGAATACAATGAACTAGCTAAAGAAATTGATTATGTAGCCAAGAATACTGAATATGATGGTACAGAATTGATTGATGGTTCATTTGGAACTAAGAGCTTTGTTATTGATGGTGTTAATACAGACCAGACTGTCAGTGTTGCGTTGGGTGATCTTACACTGGAAGGTCTGAAGGTTGGTGCTTATACTGATGCTAATAATCAGGCAGTCACAGCATCGGCATTGGATACTGTAGCTAATGCTGAAGATGCAGTTACCAGATTGGAAACAGCTTTGTCTACATTAGAAGGTGAACGGTCTAATCAGTTAGCTAAGATCGAAAGATTTGACTTTACGATTTCTCATATGGAACGTATGATTTCTATGAATGAGGAATCCATATCAAGTATTAATGATTTTGATGAAGCTGCAGAGATGGCTAAGTTGACCAGTTATAGAATCGAACAACAGACAGCTATGGCACTGATGGCACAAGCACAACAGTTATCTGCTAGCGTTTTACAACTTTTACAAGGATGATTTACTATACTATACCGTGTGCTACCTATTGGTTCGATTTTGAAATGGGTAGTGTACGGTATACTTTCAAAGTAGAGATGTATGAAAGAATTGATGACTGAGGAAGAGCAGTTAATGAATCAATTGATTCAAAATAAAAGCAAATTTACTTTTGCAATAGAGAAAATTAGAAAGGATTTTGAAATGTCATATATTGATTCTATAATTTATTATTGTGATGAACATGATATTGAACTTAGCATTGTGGATAGTTTGGTTACACCAAACCTAAAAGAGAAACTTGAAGCAGAAGCAGTTGAGTTGAATTTTCTCCCTAGAGGTGGAGTCTTACCTATTTAATGGATGCATTAGATACCTATGTTGTTTATATGGCTTTGAAACTTCATTTTACGTCTAAAAACTACGATTATTTTCGTAGCAACGGTAGAGTGAAGGTGAATCCAGAGACATTTTATAAACGTAATGATAGGTGGCTTTTCACTAAGATTGGTGAAAAGCATTCGGATGAGGAAGTAGTTGAATACTTTCTTTCAAATTTTGTCAATGGTGATTCATACGGCGGTTTGTATATTTCGGATGGGTCTACAGTCCACATGGCGTGGAAGAAACGAATGCAAAGTATAACGTATAGATTTACCAGTGAAGTTACTGATTTGAATAACAGTGTGAATCACTTTGACAACTTATTTACAATTAGCGATGGTAGAGATCCAGTGATCTTGAAATCGTTTTATCGAGAAGATGTTTCGGTTGAAACATTTGTGATTATGAATCATATTTTGGGTTTCTTTTCTCAGTTCAGTCGCGAGTTAGTTGATACTTATCGTTGGCCTGATATAGAGAAGCGATGTCTGAAATATGAAAAGTTCTTAGATATTGATATACTGAAGTATACAACAATATTGAAAAATACGATTATACACTAAATACAAGGATACAAGAATATGAGTTTTAACAGTTTGAGAACGAACCGAAAGCAGCACATTCAGAAATTAACAGACGAAATTCAGAAGTCACAGAACCAAGAGCGTAGTTTTGGTGATGATAGAATGTGGAATGTACAGCGTGATAAGTCCGATAATGGATATGCAGTAATTAGATTTTTACCACCGTCTGAAGGTGAAGATTTACCTTGGGCTAAGTTTTGGGATCATGGATTTCAAGGGCCGGGTGGATGGTATATCGAGAATAGTTTAACTACTATTGGTAAGCAAGATCCTGTGTCAGAATTCAATACTGAACTATGGAATAATGGAACAGAGGCTGGTAAGGAACAAGCACGTAAACAGAAGCGTCGTCTTCGCTATGTGTCTAACATACTGGTACTACAAGATCCAGCACGACCAGAGAATGAAGGTCAAGTTAGATTGTTTCAGTATGGTAAGCGAATTCATGATAAAATTATGGAAGTTATGTATCCAGAATTTCCAGATGATGATCCGATTTATTGTTTTGATTTGTGGGAAGGTGCTGATTTCAAATTGAAGGTACGTCGATATGATGGATTTGTTAATTATGATAAGTCCGAATTTGATAAGCCACGTCAGTTACTTGAAACTGATGAAGAAATGGAAGCACTCTGGAACAAGCAATATAAATTGGCTGAGTTTACTGATCCTGATGGTGGTCGATTCAAAACTTATGAGGAACTCAAAACTAAGATGACTCGCGTTTTGGGATTGAGTGGGGATTCGGTTGAACCTAAGATTGATACAGCTGAAGATGTAAAATTGCCATGGGAAGGTAAACCAAACTTTGATACTAAAGATTCAGAAGTTATTGATAGTACTGAAGTCGATGACAAATTTACATCAGCTGATAAAGATGATACTGTTTCCTATTTTGAAAAGCTAGCTAATGGTTAGCTAGACTGTAAGTTGTTGTATTGAGATAAGAGAATCCATGAAGCCACGATCTACAGCTGTCTTTGGTTGTATGATCGTGGTTTCATTATTATTAATCATTTGAGTTGCGATTGTAGCTTTTCCTTCCATATCCTTTCCAGATCCTACTTGTGTTTCCGCATTTAATTGATTTGCTCTATCATTTCCTGACATAAGAGCTTCTCCTGCTATAGTTCTAACTGAACCTACCTGTAAAGTATCAGCCGTAAACAATTCTGGTGATGCTGATTGGTCTACCTTTGCTTTCTTTAGTTGTAGGTCAACTAGTTTATTCGCAAAAGGTATCATACTTAGAGCTGTGAGTAGAGCTACAGCTGGGATTAGGAATAGTGATGAGAGTCCAAAACTTTTTACTGCAGCTGCTAGTACTCTGAATCCATTCGCCATAGCAAACATTTGATCTGGTGGTAATACTTCTAAAAGTTTAGATAGTCCTAAAGAAGCAGCACCTAGTGCTAATAGAGAGGGTATTGCTATTTGAGAGGTTAGTCCAAAGTAACCTAATCCTGCTCC